GGGTCTGCTGATGCTGGTCAGGCCGGTCTGGACGGGTTTTCACTGGGCCGAGGGCGACACCTATGAGATCACCCCCTGCAGAGGGGTCTGCAAGTTGGTGTATCTCGGGGATGATCGATGGATGCTGCTGGATTGACGCCCTAACCCCTCGGGCCATATGGTGCGCCAGGCTTCGAGCAGGGAGCATCCATGCCAGAGATCACATACGCTGACGACACCGTCGGCTGGTACGCCATACTGGTTCAGCCTCAGCGCGAGACCCGCGTGGTCGACTGGCTCGCGGGGTTCGGTGTGTATTCGTTCTTCCCCGTCGAGAAGAAATGGCGCGTGCGCCGCGTCGCCAGGCGGATACCAGGCGGCAAGATACTGCCCGACGGCAGGGTCGGCTCCTACGACGAGCGCACCATCCTGCCGGGCTATGTGTTCTCCAAGTTCTCAGGCACACCCAGGTGGTACGTCATCAAGGACATGCCCAACATCTCCGGGGTTCTCGGCCACATGGGCGCGCCGATCTGCCTCTCCTACACCGACCTGGAGACGCTCCACGACCTGCGGCACAGGGCGCAGGACCTGGAGATCAGGAACGAGGAGCGTCGCAAGATCGTGTTCACGCCGGGCGAGATCGTGCGGATCTCCGAGCACTCAAGCCTCGATGGGTTTGTCAAGGAGATCACCGCAATCGACGCCGGAAAGGAGGTCGCATACCTCCGGGACCTCTGCATCCTCGGCAAACCCCTCCCGATCCCATACGCGATGCTCTCTCACGTCGCCGTGTAAACCGCCGACTTGTCAGATGGACGGAGCGCATCTATGTTCCCGCGCAACGACGCCGCTGTAGGTCATCGTCAGGCAAGGTGATCAGGAGCATAAGCCGTCATGCCGCAGGGCCGTGTGATAGGCATCACCCTGCGAGCGCGGAAGCGAAGCTATTCACCAATCATCTCTGGGGGTCAGCATGGCCGAGCAGACAGAGGGCAAGGACCCATCCAACGGCAGGTTCGTCACCGGCAACAGGTTCTGGGAGCACGCCCTGAAGGCGTTCAATAACGGCAGGCCGCGAAAGATCGCGACTGTCGAGCAGCTCCTCGAGGGGGCTGCAGGGTATTTCGCGGACATCACCGACAACCCGCTCTACGAGGAGAAGTCCTTTTCGAGCGATGGCGGCGTGATCACCCATGACAGCCCGAAGATGCGGGCCATGACCATCGTGGGGCTGTGCAACCATCTCGGCATCACCGCCCGCACCTGGCGCAACATGCGCGAGGAACAGCCCGACCTGGCCGAGGCGATCGAGAAGGTCGACGAGATCATCTTCCAGCAGAAGCTCGAAGGCGCGGCAGCGAACATGCTGAACCACAACGTCATCAACCGCGAGCTGGGCCTGGCTGACAACACCAACGCCAATGTGGCCGCGAAGATGACCGTGGAAGAGCTGGTACTCACACCCAAGGAACGCGCGCGCCGTCTGCAGTACATGCTGGCCGAGGCGATCGAGCAGACCAAACAGGAGCAGCAAGATGGCAATAGCGAAACCGAGTAACCCGATCAGCGAGCCGGACACGGTCCAGATTGCGAACGGCACAGCGATCTCCGCCGACATCAACCTGGCTGGCCGCGTCCCGGTCAGCATCGGTATGCCCGCCGCGTGGACCGCAGCCGCGATCACCTTCGAGGTCAGCCACGACGGGAACACGTTCTACGACCTGTATGACGCCGCCGAGGCCGAGTACGACATCGCCACCCCGGTGGTCGATGGCTGGATGCAGGTCAACCCGGACCTGTTCCGGGGCGCGCGCTATGCCCGCATCCGCTCCGGCGTCTCCGCAACGCCCGTCAACCAGGGTGCCGACCGCGACCTGGTCGTGAGCTTCGGCGAGCCTGACAAGATGTTCTAGACGATGAACCTGGACGCTTTCGCTCAGCAGCTCAGTGAAATCAGCGCCGACAAGCTCGAACCGATCGACAAGGAGATCATCGCGGCCACCGGCTCCCGCAAGTTCATCCCGTCACCAGGCCCGCAGACCGAGGCCTGGCACTGCAAAGCCGACGTCCTGCTCTACGGCGGCGAGGCTGGCGGGGGTAAGTCCGGGCTGCTCTGCGGCCTGGCGCTTGAGAAACACCGGCAATCGCTGCTGCTTCGGCGAAACGGTGTCGATCTTGAGGGCGGCGGCGGACTGATTGAGGACCTTCTCAGGCTCAACCGTTCGCGCGTCGGCTTCTCAGGCAAACCCCCGCCAACGCTGCGCACCGAGACCGGCAGGATCGTCACCTTCGGCTCCTGCACCAACATCGGCGACGAACAGAAGTACCAGGGACGAGCGAGGGACCTCCTGGGTCTCGACGAGGCCACACAATTCGCCGAGACCCAGGTGCGCTTCCTCATGGGCTGGGTCCGCACCGTCACCGAAGGCCAGCAGACCAGGTCGGTCCTGGCAACCAACCCGCCGATGTCGAGCGAGGGCGACTGGATCATCTCCATGTTCCGCCCCTGGCTCGACCCGACCCACGAGAACCCGGCAAAGCATGGCGAGCTGCGCTGGTTCATCACCGTCAAGGACGGCCTCAGCACCATCGACATCGAGGTCCCGGGGCCGCAGACGGTCCAGCGCGACGGAGAGGAGCTGATCCCGACCAGCCGCACCTTCATCCCCGCCAAGCTGCTCGACAACCCGTTCATCGTCACCCGCGACTACCAGAAGCAGCTCGACGCACTGCCCGAACCCTATCGATCCTCGGCCCGCGACGGCAACTTCATGGCCGCCCGTGTCGATCACGCCTTCCAGGTCATCCCGACGCAGTGGATCAGGGAGGCCCAGGAGCGATGGAAAGACCAGGCGATGGTCCGGGGCTACAACGTCCCGCCCAAACACGCGCCGATGAGCGCCCTCGCGGTCGACATCGCACAGGGCGGGGCTGACCAGACGGTTCTCTGCGCCAGGTACGACGCATGGTTCGCCGACTTCGATTGCACGCCGGGTGAGGAAACACCGACCGGCAACGAGGTTGCGGGCCTGATCGTCTCGAAGCGCCGCAACGCCGCCACCGTCATTCTCGACATGGGTGGCGGATATGGCGGCGGCACCCTCCTGAGGCTCCAGGACAACGAGGTCGAGCCGATCGTGAAGCACAAGGGCGCGGAGAAATCCGTGCGCCGGACAGCAGACAAGACACTCGGGTTCTTCAACAAGCGGGCCGAGGTGGCCTGGCGACTGCGCGAGGCTCTCGACCCGGCCCAGGACGGCGGCGCGGTTCTCGCACTGCCGGACGATACAGAGATGACCGCCGACCTCACGGTTCTCAAGTTCGAGATCACGGCGGGCGGCATCAAGGTCACACCGAAGGAGAAGGTGGTCGAGGCGCTGGGCCGGTCACCCGACAAGGGCGACACCGTCATGATGGCCAACGCCAACGGGCCGAGCCTCATGACCCACGGCAACGAGTGGCGTGCCTACGCGCGGTCGCACGGCCAGAAGGGCAGCCGCCAGGTCAACGTCGTTCAATCGCACATGGCAGCCAGGAGAACACGGAAATGAATAAAACTGATCTCAAGAACAAGCTCGCCGCGTTCGGCGTGAAGATCAAAGGCCCCGCCACCGTCGCGGAGCTGCGCAAGATGCTCAGCGCGGCAGAGACCGACGGCAGCAAGCCCGGACACAACATCGCCCGGGGTCCACAGCCCGGCGACCACAACTGAGAGGAGCGCCAGATGTCAGGCCTGTTCAAAACCCCCGCCGCTCCAGAAATCAAGCCCGCCGTTCCGCTGCCGAACCAGGAGGAGCTGAAGAAGGCGCGCCGCCGCACGATCGCCAGCGAGAGCAAATCCTCCGGCCAGACATCGACGCTCCTGTCGACGGGCGGTCGCGAGACCCTGGGCGCGTAAGATGCACCAGGATGCCAAGTCCCTCAAAGCGCGCGGAGATCACCTGTTCTCGCAGAAGCGTCCGCTGGACAGCCGGAACCAGGAGATCGCCGACCACTTCTACGTCGAGCGGGCCGACTTCACCGTCACCCGCGACATCGGAGAGGACTGGGCCGATCACCTCATGACGAGCTACCCGTCGGTGATCCGAAGGGACCTGGGCAATTCGCTCGGCACCATGCTGCGACCCCGCGCCAAATCCTGGTTCAACGTCCAGATCGAGCGCGGCGACGGCCTCGACAGCGAGGGCAAGGCCTGGCTGCAGTGGGCCACCGAAACCCAGCGCCGGGCGATGTACGATCGCAAGTCCCGCTTCAACATGGCGACCAAGCAGGGCGACCACGATTTTGCCACCTTCGGCGGCGCGTGCATCTCGGTCGAGCTGAACATGAAGGAGCAGGCGCTGCTCTACCGTTGCTGGCACCTGCGCGACGTGGCCTGGGCCGAGGATGCCTACGGCGAGATCAGCGAAATCCACCGCAACTGGAAGCCCACGATCACCGAGCTGTGCGGGTACTTCCCGAAAACGGTCCACGAGAAGATCCAGGTCCGCAAGGACAAGGAGCCGTTCGCGACCGTCAACGTGCGCCACGTCGTCATCAGCGGCGAGACCTACCAGACCGACCGTGCGTTCCGGCAGCCCTGGTACTCGCTCTGGATCGACTGCGAGAACGAGCACATCCTGTTCGAGGGGCCGACCTGGCACCGCATCTACACCCTGCCGCGCTGGGCCACGATCTCGGGGTCGCAGTATCCCTACTCGCCCGCCGCCCTGATCGCCCTGCCTGACGCCCGTCTGATCCAGGCCATGACGCTGACCATGCTCGACGCCGGAGAGCGCGCCGCCAACCCGCCGATGGTGGGCGTGGCAGAGGCCATCCGTGGCGATCTCCAGCTCTATGCCGGTGGCTTCACCTCGGTGGACGCAGAGTACGACGAGCGACTGGGCGAGGTGCTGAGGCCGCTGAGCCAGGACAAGGGCGCTCTGCCGTTCGGGATCGAGATGCTCGACCGCACCGGCGAGATGATCAAGAACGCCTTCTACCTCAACCAGATTTCGATGCCGCCCCACGGTGGCCCTGAGATGACCGCCTTCGAGGTCGGCCAGCGGGTCCAGGAGTACATCCGAAACGCGCTGCCGCTGTTCGAGCCGATGGAGGACGAGTACAACGGCCAGCTCTGCGACATGACCTTCGAGGTCCTCCTGCGCAACGGTGGCTTCGGCTCGCCGATGGACATGCCGGAAAGTGTGCGCGGACAGCAGACCACCTACGAGTTCGAAAGCCCGCTGCGCGAGATGATCGAGCGCCAGAAGGGCCAGACATTCCTGGAGGCCAAGGCGCTCATCACCGAGGCCGCGCAGATGGACCCGTCCAGCGCCAGCATCATGGACTTCCGCAAGACGCTCCGCGACGTTCTCGGCGGCATCAGCACGCCGGAGAAATGGCTGCGCAGCGAGGCCGAGGAGGACGCCGTCATCAAGGAGCAGGAGCAGCGCCAGGCCCAGGCCGAACAGATGGCCATGCTGCAGCAGGGTGGCGAGGCCGCCTCCAAGCTCGGCCAGGCCGCGCAGCAGTTCGCGACGCCGCAATGATCACCGCGCCGGACGATTTCGAGAAGGGCCGGTTGGCCTGGGAGACGGACAATCCGATCGAGGACTACCTGCCGGTGTCCGACGAGTTCATGGACGGATGGTTCTACGCCAAGTTCAGCGATCCCGACTGGATCGAGGAAAACATGCTCATAGACGACCTGGGGGATGATGATGGCCGAGAGGCAAACGCCGCGCCCTAAGTGGCAGACGGACACGCGCAGGCCGCCCTGGCTTCCGCCGTACTTCGACAGCAGCTACGTCCAGGCCTTCAAGGCGGTCTGGGCTGGAGAGGGAACACCGGAACAGCAGCGCGCCGTCCTGGACTGGATCATCCACCACGGTGGCCAATACGGGGAAATCTCTTTTCGCTCAGAGAGAGATGGTGGTGCCCTGGATACCGCATTTGCAGAGGGTCGACGCTTCGTGGCCCAGCAGGTGCAGAAACTGATCGGCCTGGACCACCAGCTGGTCGCGAAACTAAGGGAAGCAGAAAATGCCGGAACCGCAAGCAACGCCTCAGCCGGGCCAGGAACCAGGGTCGTCGACCCCGACAAGCACGCCAAATCCGGCAGCAGGTGATCCACCCGCGACACCCGCCAACGGGACGCTGGCCGAACAGGCTGGAGGTGCTGCGCCTGAGGGCGAGAGCATTACCGACTGGCGCACGACGCTGGCTGGCGAGGACCAGGAAGCCCTGCAGGAGCTGAGCCGGTTCAAGTCATCGAACGACTTCCTCAAGAGTTTCCGCGAGGCCCAGACCAAGATCCGCTCCGGCGCACACAAGCAGGGGGCCGAACCCCCGGGCGAAGGCGCAACCGAGGAGGAGATCGCGACCTGGCGCAAGGAGGCGGGCATCCCCGAGGACCCCAAGGGATACCTCGAAAACCTGCCGGACGGGCTGGTGTTCGGCGAACAGGACGAGGCCGCGCTGGGCAGCTTCACGGAAGCGATGCACTCGCAGAATGTCCCGCCCGACATGGTCCACAAGATGCTGAACTGGTATCAGCAGTTCCAGGAGGACGGGTCCGCCCAGATCAAGGAGGCGGACAAGACCAACCAGGCCGAGGCGGCGGACAGGCTGCGCGAGGAGTGGGGCACGGATTACCGCTCGAACCTGCAGTCGGCCCTGAACTTCATGAAGGCGACCGCGCCATCGATGGAGGACGGCAATAGCGTCGCCGACGCCCTGATGAACGCCCGGATGCCGAATGGTGTTCGGGTTGGAGATCACCCCGACGCGCTCAGATGGTTCGCCAACCTGGCGCAGGAACAGAACCCGGCTGGCTTCGTGGCTCCAGGCTCCGGCCTGACCAACGAGCAGTCGATCGAGAACGAGATCACCGAGATCGAGAAGATGATGCGGGAAGCCCCCCGCCAGTATTTCGCGGACGACGCCAAGCAGGCACGTCTGCGCACCCTATACACAGCTCGGGACAAACTGTCCGGCGCTGCGTAAGACCCGCGAGGCCAACCCGGGCAACCGGCCCCTCGCACCCCCGCAAAACCCCGCTTTTAAGCTCGCCCCGACCGGCGCGCGGCCAACCCGTGTCAACGGCCCCGCAACCGCCAATGTCGGCCAACCCTGCGCAAAGCATGAATGGAAGCTCATCGTAAGGAGAATGAGCTATGGCAGAAACTGCCTTCCAAACTCAGTATCGCCAGGAGATGATCGCAGGGTTCGAAGTGAACCAGTCGCTCCTCCGTGATGCTGTCACCACAGAAGCCGTGATCAAGGGGAACCAGGCTGTGTTCCTCGTCGGCGATAGTGGTGGGGCCACCGCCGTGACACGCGGCGTCAATGGTCTGATCCCTGGCCGGGCTGACAACCTGAACCAGAACACCGCCACCCTCATCGAGTGGCACGACAAGCCGATCAAGACAGGTTTCAACATCTTCGCGTCGCAGGGTAACCAGCGCGCTCTGATGCAAAAGACCTGCATGTCGGTGATGAACCGTCGCATCGACGACGACATCATCACAGAGCTGGCGACCGCCACCCTCACCCTGGGCGCGGCCACCACCTTTGATCTGGACCTGGCCGTTCATGGCAAGACCGTTCTGCAGAACAACGACGTTCCGTGGGACAACAACATCTTCGCCCTGATCACGCCCGCCGCAGAGGCCTATCTGCAGCAGGTCGCGGCCTACACATCTGCGGACTACATCAACATCAAACCCCTTCCGGGCGGCGATGGGTGGTCCGACAAGATGAAGGTCAAGGACTGGCTTGGCGTCAAGTGGATCGTGCATCCGAACCTTCCAGGCAAGGGCACGGCCTCGGAGACCTGCTTCATGTTCCACCGCTCGGCCATCGGCCATGCGGCGAACACCGGCGGGCTGATGACAGCCGTAGGCTACGACGACGAGGATGACTATTCCTTCGCACGTTGTTCCTGCTTCATGGGTTCGGTGCTGATGCAGAACTCGGGCGTGATCAAGGTCGCGCACGATGGCTCTGCATACGTCGCAACCTGATAGGAGTAGGAAAACATGGCTTACGCAACCACCAACCCTCCGCAGAAGGTCGCTGGCGGCATCGGCGGTGGACACTCGCTCTGGCTCTATGTGTCGGACGATGTTCACACTGACGTTGATGCAGCTAACTACTTCTCCAACGGAGACGCCCTCGGCATGAAGGTTCTGGACACCGTTATCGTCCAGGACAGCACCACGCCGTTCGGGGTGACCCTGCACGCTGTCACGGTCGTGACGGCGGGCGGAGCAGCGTCTGTAGGCGGTGCACTGCTGGTCTAAACCAAACAGAAGGGCGGCTCCTCGCGGGGTCGCCCTTTTGCACATTCAACCCTTCACAGGAGCCACGCTCATGGCCACGAAAACAGAAGAAAAGCCTGCCGACGAAACACCCACCGTCGCCGAAACGATGGCGCCGGAGCCACTCGGCCACGCCAAGCAACCGACGCGCATCACGCAGATGGAACACGCGGTCATGCTCTGGCACCACGTCGCGCAGCCAGGGGAAAACCCAGAGCAGTTCCTGCACCTGGCGACATGGGCACACGTTGCCAAGAGCCTCCAGGTCGGCCACGAGATCATCGTGGTCGCGGCGGAAGGCAACTGGCGTCTCCACCTCTACGTCCGCGCCGTTGGCCGGAACGAGGTCGTCGTCGGGACCGTGAGCTTCGCCGAGTTCGGCAGGCAGGAAGAGATCGTCGACGATGTCCCGTATGCCGTCGCCTGGCGCGGCCCGTCCGCCAAGTGGTCGGTCGTCTCCAAGGAGACCAAGGCGATCGTGAAAGACAACTTCGCAACCCAGGAGCAGGCAGCTCAATGGGTGGCCCAACACCTGAAAGCACTGGCGGCGTAACATGGCAATCTCAGGCGACATCAAGCTCGGCATCTACAACGGTGCCCTGGCGCGTCTCGGCTCCCGGCAGCTCGCAAACCTGAGCGAGGGACGGGAAAGCAGGCGCGTCCTGGATCAATTTTGGGGCGGCCAGAACCAGCTGGTGTCGTATGCCCTGGAGCGCGGAGACTGGAACTTCGCGCTCCGCGCCCGCCTTCTTGAGGCCGACACGGCGGTCGAGCCGGTCTGGGGCTGGGCCTACGCCTACGCCAAACCGGACGACTTCCGTCGTCTCAGCGCGCTCTCCGCCGACGAGCGGCTGCAAAATTCACTGACCGCAGAGGGCTATGCCGACGAGGGCGGATACTGGGTCACCGACGTGACGCCGCTCTATGTCCGATATGTCTCGGATGATGCGGATTACGGGTTCAACTCGGGCAAGTGGACGCAGGGGTTCATCGACTTCATGGAGGTGCGCCTGGCCCATCTCAGCTGCAACCGGCTGACGGGCGACAAGAGCCTGCTGAACCAGCTCATCGCCGAGGAGAAGAAATCGCTGGCCAACGCCAAGAGCGTCGACGCGATGGACGAGGGGGTCAAGTTCCTGCCGCAGGGCAGCTGGTCCCGCGCCAGGTCGGGGCGATCGGGACGCAACCGTGACCGATCGACGAGCCTGCCATGAGAGCTGACTTTGCCCTCGCCGTATTCAATCGCGGCAGGGTTTCCAAGCGCACGCTGGGGCGGATCGATGTCGATCGCATTGCGCTGTCGGCAGAGGTCCAGACCAACTGGATGCCGCGCACGCTCGGCCCGATGTCGCTGCGCCCCGGCTTCGGATACACTGGCGCGAACCCCGACGACGGAGCCTACATCCCGTTCATCTATACCAACACCGACAACGCGATCCTGGAGCTGACGCCCGACACCCTGCGCATCTGGGATACCGGCGACACCCTGGTTCAGCGAACCGGCGTCGCGACCACGGTTACCAACGGCGAGTTCACCACCGACCTCACCGGATGGACCGACGCCGATGAAGGGGCTGTTGCATCCTCGGTCTGGAGCGGTGCTGGCGGCACGTTCCTGCAGATGATCGGCACCGGCGACGAGCGCGCGATCCGCAGGCAGACGCTGACGGTCGCAGGCGGAGAGATCAACACCGAACACGCACTCAGGATCGTGATCAATCGAGGTCCGGTCCTCCTGCGGATCGGCACGGCTGCGGGGTCCGACGACATCTTCCGACAGGCCGTGCTGCGCACCGGAACGCACAGCATCGCCTTCACGCCCGGCGTCGTGGACCCGGTGGTCGAGCTGTCGACAAGTAACGAGTTCAACGTGCGGGTGGACAGCATCCAGATCGAGGCGGGCGGCATCATGACGCTGCCGACGCCCTGGGATGACGCCGACGCCTGCAAGGCCGTGCGATGGGACCAGTCTGGCGACGTGGTCTACCTGGCCTCGGATGTGCAGCAGCGCCGGATCGAGCGCCGCCCGAACAACTCCTGGTCCGTCGTTCTCTACCAGAGCGATGACGGCCCGTTCCTGACGGAAAACACGACTGCCATCACGCTCACTCCAAGCGCGCTCACCGGCTCGATCACGCTCACCGCCTCCCAGCCGATCTTCCAGGCAACCCACGGGGGGTCGCTCTGGCGCATCACCAGCGTGGGCCAGACGGTCGAGGCCAGTCTCTCGGCGCAGAACACTTTCTCGGACCCGATCCTGGTCACCGGCGTCGGCACCAGCCGGGTCCTGGAGATCGTGCGCAGCAACACATGGACCGCGACGCTGACGCTGCAGCGATCGATTGCCGAGCCGGGCACCTGGGTCGATGTGAAAACCTACACCACCAACGGCACCGACAGTTTCAACGACGGCTTCGACAATTCGGACATCTACTACCGCGTCGGGATCAAGACCGGCGACTACACCTCCGGCACCGTCGATCTCAGCCTGGCCTTCCCGTCCGGCTCGATCACCGGCGTCATCCGCATCCTGACCCCGGCAAGCCAGGTGGTCTGCACGGCGGTCGTCGTCAAGGCGCTGGGCGGGCTGGACCCGTCCAACATCTGGGCTGAGGGCGCGTGGTCCGACGTCCGTGGCTGGCCGACTGCCGTGGCGCTCTATCAGGGCCGCCTCTGGTGGAGCGGGAATGGCCGTATCTGGGGGTCGGTCTCCGACAACTTCACCGGCTTCAGCCCCGACGCCGATGGCGACAGCGCCCCGATCAACCGCACGGTCGGCGATGGACCCGTGAACCGGGTCAACTGGCTCCTGCCGATGGAGCGCCTGATGGCGGGCACCGATCTGCGCGAGCAGTCGATCCGCTCCAACAGCTTCGACGAGCCGATCACGCCGACGAACTACAACTCCAAGGCCACGTCGACGAAGGGGTCGGCCACGATCCCGGCGGCGCTCTCAAACGCGGTCGGGTTTTTTGTGGGCAAGAACACGACCGACGTCTACGAGCTGCGCTGGAGCGGCGAGGATTACTCCTACAAGCCGGTCAAGGCCACGCTCCTGGTGCCCGACATCGCCGAGATGGGGTTCGCCCGCATCGCGATCCAGGAGGAGCCGGACGTTCGGCTGCACTGCGTCAAGACCGACGGGACCGCCGCCGTCCTGGTGCGCGACCAGGCCGAGGATGTCCTGGCCTGGGTCGACATCGAGACCGACGGCTTCATCGAGGATGTCTGCGTTCTCCCGGGCGTGATCGAGGACCGCGTGTTCTACCGGGTCCGTCGCGTCATCGACGGCAACACCGTGCGCTACCACGAGGAATGGGCGCGCATGGACCAGTGCCGGGGCGGCACACAGAACCTGCAGGGCGACAGCTTTGTCACCGGCTCCGGCCCGATCACGACGATCACCGGCCTCGACCACCTCGAAGGCGAAACAGTGGTCTGCTGGGCCGACGGCGTCGATCAGGGCAATTTCACCGTCACAGGCGGGGAGTTTACCCTCCCCGGCTCGGTCAACAGCTACATGGTCGGCCTCGGGTACACGGCTGATTACAAGGGAGCCAAGCTGGCCGTGCAGACGCAGATCGGACTGGACCTCAATCGCCGCAAGCGCGCGGTCAGTCTGGGGTTGCTGCTCGCCGACACCCACTACCAGGGGCTGAAGTACGGCCCGAGCTTCGATGAACTGGACGACCTGCCGCTCACAGAGAACGATCTGGAGACCCCTGCCGACACGGTCTGGGATTGTTACGACGAGGATCACATCGAGTTCCCCGGCGACTGGGACACAGACAGCCGCATCTGCCTGCGCGCTGCGGCCCCGAGACCCTGCACAGTCATGGCGGCGATGATCAGTGTCGACCGGCAAACCAAGTAAGCGACCAGCCACGCGCCAGGACATGATCGAGTTCTTCGGCACGTTGCCGAGCTACACGCTGCGCGCGACGGTCTGGGAGATCGACGGCAAGGTGGTGGCGATGATCGGGTACTGGATGATCGCGGGCCAGGCGGTCGTGTTCAGCGACATCGACCCTCTGGCCGAGGCCCCGGCAATCCGTATCTGGCGAGAGGCGAAGGCGTTCATGGACAATCTGAAGCACGACGCGCGATGTGTGGCGCAGGAGGGATCGGAGCGGTTCCTCGAAAGCCTTGGGTGGCAACACATCGGCACGTCAGACGATGGGGAGATTTTTGAATGGCACAGCTAGTTCCGACGATTGCGGCGCTTGGCGCGAAGATCGCGGCGGTAGCCACCAGCAGCACCGGGGCGTTGCTGTCCGCCGGGGGCACGATCCTGTCGACGGTCGGCGCGATCCAGCAGGGCAACCAGGCCGCATCGATGGCAAAGTACCAGGCCAGGCTTGCGGACAAGCGGGCCAACGAGGAGCTGGCGGCGGGGATCAAGAAGGCGCAGGGCGAAACCCGAGCGGCCCGGCTCGCCATCTCCAGGGCGCGCGCAGTTGGCGCCGCGTCCGGCGGCGGCCTCGACATCGAGCTGATGGCGGATCTCGAAGAGGAGGGCACCCTGCGCTCGATGAACGCGATCTGGGAGGGCCAGACGGCCTACAACGACACCAAGCAACAAGGTGCTGAAGCTCTGTTCACCGGCAAGAGCAAGAAGCGCGCGAGCCTGATCAATGCCGGATCAACGCTTTTGGGCGGCGGCGCATCGCTGATGGAAAAATACGCACCGCTGAAAGAAACAAATGGCTGAGCTACCAACCATAGAAAACAGCCTGGGGCGACGCCCGGTTCCAACCCCGCAGAGCGGCGTGCGCTCCCTCCAGGGCGGCGACGTCGGCGGCGCTCTCGCGAACCTCGGCCAGACCGTCTCCGGCATCGGCGACGCCATCATCGAGCGTGAGGCCACGGCGGCAGCCAAGGAGCGGGACACCTACGTCTCCGACCAGCTGCGCGACCTCATGTACAACCCCGAGACCGGCTTCGCGAACGCCAGAGGGCGGAACGCGGTCGCGCGGATGGGCGAGTTCGAGGCGGCGCTGGAGCGCATCGAGAACGAGGCGACCAAGGGCCTTGGCGGCCTGGCCGGTCGCAAGCTGGAGGCGGCCCTGGCGCGACGCATGGAGAGCGCGCGGGACTTCGCGTCCCGGCACACCTCCACCGAGCGCGGCACATGGCTGGACGGCGCGTCTTTGGCACGCCAGGAAGCGGCTGCGCAGGACGCGATCTTCAACCCGCTTGAAACCAAGAACGCGATCAACACGATCGAGGGCGAGGTCCTGGAGATGGGCCTACGCAAGGGCTGGGGCACCGACGAGATCGAGGGCGAAATGGACAAGCGCGTGAGCGCCCTCTACCAGGCCCAGGTCGAGAACCTTGCCAGCAACAACCCGATCGACGCGCTGGGCTGGCTCCAGGCAAACGAGGACGACATCCTCCCGAGTGTGCGGAAAGAGCTGCTCCGCCAGCTTCGGCCAGAGGTAAAGAAATATCGCGGTCGCCAGGCGGGGGCAGCTGCCGCTTCGTCAGTGGACGCCGGGACCGCCATGAAGATCGCCGCCAGCGCGATCGGTCTGTCGGAGACCGGCCAGAAGGAGGCGCTGCAGAAATATCTGAGAGACGGCGGGGTCGATCTCGACCCGGAGGTGACCGCATGGTGCGCGGCCTTCATGAACGCGACGCTCGCCAAGGCAGGTCAGTCCGGCACCGGCTCGAACATGGCGCGCTCGTTTCTGGACTGGGGCGTGAACGTCGACGACAATCCGCAGCCGGGTGACGTCGTTATCCTGGAGCGCGGCAAGCCGCCGTTCGGGCACGTTGGTTTTTTCGAGGGCTACAACGAGGACGGCAGTATCCGCATCACGGGCGGCAACCAGGACGACGAGGTCAACACGAAGAGTTATTCTGCGGACAGGGTGCTTGGCTTCCGTCGCGGCACCGCCTCCGGTGACGGCACGGCAGACCCGTCGTCCGCTCTACGCGAGCTGATTGCGATCGAGGACCCGACCGAGCGCAGCGCCGCGATCTCGGAGTACAACCTCCTGATGGGCGTTGCTTCGGACGAGGCGAAGGCAGTGCAGGACGCCGCGCTGACGGCAGGCTGGCAGCTGGTCGACCAGGGCGGCGACATCAACGGACTGACCTTCGAGCAGAAGCAGATGATCGGCTTCCAGGGCGTGAGAGCGTTGCAGGAGTACCAGAGAGGCCTGGTCACCACCGATCCGGGCTTCTCGACGGGCCTCTGGGAGCTTTATGGCCGCGACCCGGAGGCGTTCAAAGACCAGGACCCGACGACATGGCTCGGCAAGCTCAGCCGTCAGGATTACGACAAGTTCGTCGAGCTGCGCGCCAAGGTTATCAGGGGCGACCTCGCAGACACCATCAAGCCACCCACGGTTGCCACGATGATGAGCGAGGCCGCGACCGCCCTGGAGCGCGCGAAAATCAGTGATGATGCCGGTAAAAAGGACGCCTTCCAGAACGCGCTCATCCAGTGGGCCACCGAAAACCCGAAGGAGGCGAGCGACGCCAACGCCCGCCGCCTGAAGGTCAACTCGATGCTGCTGGACGTACTCCTCGACCCGCCGGGCCTGCGCAACAAGCAGAGCGGCAAGGCCTTCGAGATCGACCTGGATGGCAGCCCGATGGACACCGCCGACGACGTCACGGTCGAGGTACTGAAGGGCAGCACGATCAAGATCGGCGGAACCAAGGTGCCCGACGGCATGATCGACAGCGTCATCAATGCCTACATTATCGAACTTGGGCGCGAGCCTACGCCCCCGGAGATCATGGACGAGTTGATCAACTCGCCGTACTTCAGATGAGCGAGTTCGACGACATCTTCCGCAACCAGGTCCGCGATCGGGCGAACGTAGAAACGGCGCGCGTCGGCACCGCCGTAACGCTGCACAACACCCAGCCCGACCAGGTCGCGAAAAGCCGCAAGATCGGCCAGACCCTGGGATACCCGACCGGGGTCGTCGAGGCCGCGCCGGAGCTGTTCCAGCAGCGGGTCGATCAACAGCAGGCCGTCAGGCTCCTGGCCGACGCTCCGCAGACCACCAGGTGGATGCAGGACTTCGAGAACCAGCAGCTGGCCCGCGATGACCTGCCCAACCTGACCTGGTGGGAGAGGTTCGGAAACACGCAGTTTGGCAAGGGCCTGAGAACCGGGGGCACCGGCTTCAAGCAGATCGGCACGGCGGTCGGGACAATCCCGTCGGCGTCGATCCGCAACAGGTCGCGCGAACAGCTGGAGCTTTTCGACAAGGTCCGCGAGATGGAGCCGGAGACCGCGCGTCACGAAATGGCAAGCGCGCTCGGCATCGATCCGATGAGCGACGCCGCCTCTCTCGCGCACGGGTTTCTCGTGGCGGACGATGATGGCCGGAAAAAGATGATTGCCCGCTCGGCACGACTGGTGGCCTCCTCCGAGGAGACCATGAAGCCGATCATCGCGAAGGTGCTTGAATACTCGGAACACATGAAGAAAACACAAGGCCGGATGCCGAACTTCACAGACATCAGCGACGCCGAAGATTTCGGCGACTGGCTGGCGTTCAGCACAGGACAGGCAATCCCCTTCCTCGCGGCCATCATGGTTGCTGGCGCGCTCGGAGGCACACCGGCCATCGTCGGCGGCGGTTATGCTATGGGCGTCGGAGACATCCAGTCCCAGCTCATCGATGAAGGCATCACCGACAAGCCTGAGATAGCCGTACTTGGCGGCGCGCCTTACGCCGCCCTGGAGGCTCTTGGCCCGGCGGCGCGCATGTTCAGAGGCGTGTCCGGCGATATGCTGCAGCAGGTCGCGGAGGGATACTTTCGCAGGTTGGGCAAGGAAATCCCGAAAAGCGCCATCGAGGAGTTCATCAACGAGGCGGGTCAGGAGATCGTGGCCGACATCTCCGTCGCGCAAGGGGGCGGCGCGCCGGTTGAGCTGAACGACGAGACGCTCTTGCGCTGGTTCAATGCCGGAATGGCGGGCATGGCCCCCGGCGCTTCGATGGCCCCGATCACGGCGATCCAGAGAAAGGATGCCGCTGCCCACGCGAAGGCTGGAACGACAGCGGAGCAGCTTGGCCAGGTCGACGAGATGGCATCCAGCTCCAAGCTCCGCGAGCGCGCTTCAGAGAAATTCCAGGAGCATCTCGAAGCTGCTGGCCTTGGCGACAGTCACATCCAGATCCCGGCGGCGGAGGTGCAGACCTTCTACCAGTCCGAGCTGAGCGACGAGACGCTCGCCCAGCTCGGGGTCGAGCGCACGGACTTCGAGGCCATGCTGGCAACCGGCGGTGACATCTCGGTGCCGATGGCCAACTACGCCACGCACTTCGCCGGGACCGATACGGCAGCGATGTTTGCCGAGCATGGCGTCTTTGACGATACGGAAATGTCGGTCGCAGAAGCGCGGGCCTACGAGGAGGGTGTCGGCCAGGAGGTCGTCACTGCCCTGGAGGCCGACATGGCCGCCAACCGCGAGCAGGTCACAGACATCCGCGAAAGCATGAGGCAGCAGCTGACGGCTGCGGGGCGCACGACCAGGGTCGCCGACACGGAGGCGCTGGTGTTTTCGTCTCTCTGGGAAACCCTGGCCAGGAAAAAAGGTGCCGCAGCTGACGCTCTTGCCAGTCGGTTCGGCCTAGAAGTTCGCGGCATGAGCGACATCCTCCCAGGTGGTGCCGCGGACAGGGTGGCGGCGGGGATCGACCCGGCAGCAAGTGAACCGTCGCCGCCCACGCCGGAGACGGTGTTCCAGCAGCCCGCCGCGAAAGACATGGAGATCGAGGTAGAAATGGACGATGGAGCAACCGAAACCCTGCCCGCCGGACAGGTCTACGAGGCCTACCAGGCGCGGCAGAACGACGCCCAGTCCCTGCTGAACTGCCTGATCAATGCGTAAGCCACTCAGGATGCGTCGGCGCGACATCGCGCCCAAGGTGGTGGAAGCTCCGCCGCCCCAGGAAGTCATCCGCCTGGAGAAGATCATCGAGCGCGAGCCGTCCGCCGACCTCACAGAGACCGAGGCTCAGTTGCGGGCGCTGCGCAGTGAAGTCAAGGAATTGCGTCAGCTCCTCGCAAAGCTGCCGCAGGGCAAGCGGGCACCGGAAAACTATCGGTTCTACCCGCACCGTGGGGCGGACGGCCTGATCCAGCATGTCGACGGGATCGTCCTCAGTGACACCCCCAGCCTTCTTGAACGCGCTGCCACAAGCGTCCATTAACACCAGAACACAGAGGTAGAACGATATGGCTTTCGTAGCAGCAGACTGGACCATCCTGAGAACGGCTGGGGCGAACCCCAATGAAATCGACTACGTCGGCGACGCCCATGCTGGCGCTTCGCCGAGTTACGCCACGACCATCGAGCTGCACCGCGCGCTGCAGGATTTCGCGGATGACCAGACGGATGGCACCGAGGAACTCTCCATCGTCGATCAGGTGCCATCCCAGCGCGGCGGTGTCGACACCAACATCACGCTTCTGAACGGCTACCACATCACGCCGACGGCGGCAGAGCATGTCTACGACGGCTCGATCAGCCAGACCCACCCGGTCAACGGCGGTCAGATTTACGACGGCATCCAGAACTTCGGAACGGCGAACAGCATCCAGATCATTCAGGATGGCGCGCGCCTGACCAACGACTTCTGGAACGAAGCGAAGATGATTGCGGCGACTGCTGACGCTACATCGAACACCTCGCACCGCTTCATGATCCTTGTGCGCGACACTGGCACCGACATCGACGGTCGGCGACTGATCGGCACGCAGCGCGTCTATAGCACGGTCTATAACGAGTTTGCGATCGGCGGCGGCACCAACCGTGGTAACAACGTCCTCGCGCTCAACGCGACCTCCAACCTCAACAACCCGACGGCGCAGGGCACCATCGCCGCGCTGACGTTCGTCATCGCCGAAGGCTACATCGGGATCGACGGCGACGGCAACGGCGCGGATGAGTTCTACTATGTCGAATGGGACATGAATGGGAACTCCAAGAACGAGGCCTACGAGTACAGCCAGAACATGGTCCGCGAAGGGGTCTCGGTCACGCCGGTCAACGGCACCTTCGGGCTTGATCCGAACATCTTCCGGGGTATTACTCACTCTGTCGCACTTAGCGGCGGCGCGGGCACCTGGGTCGAGCCGGAAAGCCTCTCCTGGGGCACGGGCGCAACGGCTGGCACGGGCCAGTTGCTTGCCGTCGATAACACCGCAGGCGCAAGTTCGACGATCCTCTACATGCAACTCCTGACCGGCGTTGTGCCTGCCGCCAACACCATAACCGGCAACGGCGGCGCGACGGCCACGGCGGGCACGGTCACCACCCAGATCGTCAGCACGCCGCCAATCGGAGCCTCGACGGGCACGAACATCAAGGGCGCTTATGGTGTCGGTATCCAGGAAGCC